GTGGTTCGCCAACCTGCTTCGTTACCTTTTGAGCAACAAAATACTGAACTACTCGATGTGTTATCCCTAACACCATACTTTAAGTTTGCTTCATAACTCCTACCTTGGTAGGTGAAGAGTAAGGATACTAGCAACACCACTTGCTTTTTATCTTACCTTTCGGTTTTAAACAAACTCTGATATTGAATCACGCAATTGTTGAAAGGGATTAAGTTTCAGTTTCTCGCAATAACTCTATGGATTATTCTTATTGTTGTTCCCAACTCAACTGAACTATCTACTTTAGCCCAGTCATTTCACCACCCTCTTTACAGTGTTACCCTCAATACTAAAGGTGAAATGATATTCCACTTGCCTACTCAAGCTCCTTTCGAAGCCGCAAAATGCTTAAACCAAACACTTCACTTTATCCTACTTTCGTAGTTTATTTCACGACCATAGGCGGCCGATGTACACTATGTAGAACTAGTCTACTATGTGCTTATATTTTAAAGAACTTTTTCTTTTAATGTTTTACAAAGATACGAAAATTATTTTTTATTTCCAAATCTTTTTAACTTTTTTTTTTAATTTGTTTGACCGAGTATCTTTCATCACCTATTGGTCTCAAATCTATAATACAAATATACGAAACTTTTTTCATATATCCAAATAATCTTTCGATTATTTTTTGGTTGCGGGAGACAGAATCGAACTATCGTAGACCTGGCTTATGAGACCGGTGGGAAACCAACATCCTCCCCGCGATTTATTATGATACAAATATACGAAACTTTTTTCATATATCCAAATGATTTCTCATTTATTTTTGTGGAGATGCAGGGATTCGAACCCTGGTCCAAAGAATTAACTAATATGTTTCATTCACAAGCTTATTCAATTTTTATAAACTGAAAAAATATAGAGTTTCTATTTTGCCATTGCCACTCTCAAATGTGGAAGATTCACTTTAATAGGTAGAACCTCAAACGAGACCTTTTGTTTTCCCACTCTTATTTATAGAGTCAGCGAGCCGTACTCTTTACTTATTTTTCTATTTGTAACTTTCTGTTTCCAAGTTGTTACCACTCATACTACTTTTTCCCTTTGGGATTAGGCAGCGATAGCGTAATTAAATTCGCCTTTTACTTTGTGATAGATTTATGGTTTCCAATCTAACCATGCTTGCATCAACTATACTATTTACGATTCCTGTCAAATGCCAGTCATCCCCATATTTCAAATAACTTATATAAATATACGAAACTTTTTTCGTAATTCCAAATAATATATATTTTTTTTTTAAAAATCGTATAAACCAGCTACTGATTTAATATTACAATCTGAATTAAATGATATAATTGTTTTTACTATATTACTTTCTACGTTTGGTGCTCTATGTAATATGAAACTTGGGAACGTTAAAACATCACCTTCGTTTACATCTAGCTCAATAATTTCTTTTTGGTTCATTGGATTTAAAAGTTGCGTTTTTGGTGCTCCTTCTGGTAAATCCACATAATAAACATTTGTAAATTGGCAATTTAAATGAACATGCCAACCATGCTCTGAACCTTTTTTGTATTGTTGAAACCATACGTTGTGTATATTGATTTCATTAAAACCTAATTGTAAAAATCTATTTTGCATTAACTCCACAATAGGAGGCATTGCTATTTTTGTATATTCTCTTTCAATATCTCTACTAACATTCCAATCCGTTCTTGTTATATCGGTGTAATCGTTTGGATATGAATAACGATTTGCTTCCGCATCGTTAATTAAATCTAAAACATCTTCCTTTATTAAATTATGTTCCGGTAGTTTGGAAATAATATATGGACATTCAATCCCTTTAATCATAATTTAATTTTCAAAATTTAAAATAACATTTCCAGCTGCTACTATTCTTTCTTTTGTAGAACTTGGCGATAAAGATGGTAGATGTTCTAAATTTGCATCAAATACATAGATGTATCCTTCTTCGGGAAAAAATGTATGTGTTATACTATGGTCTTTATTATCTCTAAAAAACAATTTGCCTTCCGGTCCTTTACAATTATCAGGAACTTGCACATAATATACCCAAGTCCAATCTGTAAATGTATCAAAATCTGGGTGGAATTTTAAATGATTATGATAATGTGCCTGCTTTAATTCAGGAACTGCTATGTATATCCAAGTTCGTTGATACCCACTTAAATATTTTTCATTGTTTAGTTCCGTAAAGAAATCTCTTATTTTATTAAAGCATGATGAAAACATATTACGGGTTTCATCACCACATAGAGTCTGCCCATCCATTTGTAAACCTGGTGCTCTCATTCTAGTATCATTGAAACGCTTATCAGGCATCCACAAATCTCTATCAATTTGTATTTCTTTGATAACTTTTTGATTATCAATACCACTCATGGGTATTTTGTAAATCGTATGATTTAAAAAACCAATTTCTTCGTAACTAATCATAACTATTTATACTTTTATTTTATACTCTTCAATGCTCTTGCAGTTGCTATCCATTTTTTAGCAATTGGATTTGTTATTGGTTGTGCTAAAAATTTAGATGCTGCTTTTGTTACATCACCATGCTTAACACCACTTACTGAATTATCTACAATTGAGAATTTGTATCCACCAAATAATCTTTGGAACTTACCCATATTCTCTTGACATGCTTTCCAACTTTTTGTCAATAATTCTTCTGGTACTACTCTGCTTCTTTGTAAGTTTCTTTCTTTTGCTACTTCCAAAGATGTGTTTACAAATACCATATAGCAATCATAACCCAAATCTTCAGCATGTGCTTTTTGTTTAGCAATCTTATCGTACTCGTGACCAGTACCATCAATAATCATACCCAATCTACCAGCTTCGTAAAAATCTTTTAGTTGTTTTGTTACACCTTTAGCTACATTACGAATTGAATCTGATGATTTACCTTGTATTTTATCCCATAATTGTGGGTCTTCTTTCTCAATCTTTGCTAAATCTTTTGGGTCTATACCATTTTTCTTTAAACCAGCTTCAAATGCTGCATCTGAATTTACAACTTTCAAACCAGATGGTGCGAATTTTGTATAATCAACTACACCAAATATTTCTTTTGATGTGTAACCTTTACCACTGCCAGGTCCACCTGCTAAAAATACAATCTTAAAAATACCAGGGTCATCAACACCTTCCGCAATCATTTGCTCTTGCAACTTTTGCTTTGTTCTTTGTAAGTATATACTTAAAGTAGATAGTTCATCTATCCCCTCATTCAATAAATGTTTTGACATATTTAATTCGTTTATATAGTATAAATATATATTTTTTTTAAATATGTGTCCAAATTTCTCTTCTAACTATCTTACGAACATTGGTAGTTGATACTCCGTTGTTCCTTGCAATTACTTTCAAATTACGATGTCCTATTTCCCATAGGTGTCTGATAGATATAACCTGTACATCCGTTAGTTTATGATTTGGATGTTGTTCGCCTTTTAACATTTATTAAAGTCCTACATTTTCCCAATTCGAATTGATGAACCCAGCATCCCTACCAACGGCAACTGCCATAGCACGTGCGTTTTCGGGCTCACCCTTTGAATTGTTGTTGATTAAAATTCTCTCTTCTCTTCCGATACCCATTACTAACTGATGAAACCGAATACCTGCTTTTTCCATTTGTAATGTAGTTATCAATCTTAAATAATCTGGTCTTGCAGTAGTTAAAACAATATAGTGTCCGGCTTCATACCATTCATTCATTTTCTCTGCAACACCTGGCAATACATTTACTACATTTGCATCTAACTCTTCGAATCTAACTTGCTCAATTAGAGTCCCGTCAATATCACTAAAAATAGTTTTGTAATTTTGTTCTCTTTTCATATCTTTTTAATGTTTAACTCTCACTACTCTATAAAGGTAAGCAAAATAATCCACATTTCCTAATTTTTAACCATTTATTTTATAAATAATTTACCCCGTAAACACCATATTTGGCAGTTCCGTCAATGATGTTTCCTCTACTATGTTTAGCAGGAGAATCACGAGATGCTGCTTTCATTAAATCGCCTTTCTTAATTGGAACTCCTTTGTAATCACCATCGTATCGAGAGATAAAACCCCACACATAACCATCATTAATTAATTTAATAAATTTAGTACCAACACGCATTGTTAATTTAGGTGGTGTTAGATTTGATAAACTAGTTGTGTAGTATTCTTCAATTTCAAGATTAACTTTCTCAATAAATGCGTCAACGATTGGGTTATTGTAATCTTTCATATTATTATTGTTTTATGTTTAACTCTTATTACTCTATAAAGATAAGCATAATAATTTATATTTCCTAGTCTTTTCTCAATTATTTTTTATGTTCTAAAATGTGCTCCGTTTGATGCCCAACCTTTTGAATGATTGCTGTAATTAGGACGAGGAGTGTAAGCGAATGAACCAGCAACCGATGGTGAAAACTTACCAATAGTATCCCATTCAGATTCCCATTTTTCAGGCAATACACCCTCTTTAATAGAAAAACATTGTGTATCGCCAATCAATCCAATTGGTATAATATCTTTTCTATTAACTTTACGGAAAATGTTTTTGCGATTTTCTTTATCTACCTCAATGAATAGAACTGAACGAGCTTTTACCTTACAAAGTTTAAGGATTTTAGTTCCCTTTTTACCATCTTTGGAAACCACTACATGAACCATTTGACCTATTAGATTTTCCATATCTTTATCATTTTGTTATATAGTAAAGATAAGTAATTTAAATCAAAAAGTCAAGTCTTTTCGTAATTATTTTTTAGGTTTTTTGATTGCCGCAAATGCTGTCTTATATGCAGTTGATGTTTTATCGTATCCTAATGCGGTTTTAACTTTTATGCTTCTACCTGTTTCTGGATTCTTTATCCTCTTATCTAATGCCCCATCGGGAATCATAGATGATAATTTTTTAATATTGGCTTGTTGTTTTTCTGCACCAGCTTTTGTTCCACTTTGTGCTTTTTTACCTTTCATAAATAAGAATGTTTTTTCGTTGTTCTTAAACTTTGAAAATGCTTGTGCAGTTTGATTTGGATGAAACTTACCTATGTTTTCCTCACCACCTTCTCTAAAAATTAGGTGTGCGTTTCCTTTTGTATCTTTACCACCATATACTACCGCATCTTGGTTATACTTTTTAGCTATATTAGCCATAAACTCTTTGGATGCACCTGGAATGAATAGAGTTTCTTCTGTTGAATCTACCAATTTATCAGATGGACAATCTTCGTATTTAATATTTGAATCTTGACACTCTCTCCAATGTCCATCAATTTTAAAAAATCCCAAACCTTTTGCTCTACACTCTGCTTCTAATTGTTTGTTTAGTGCTTTGTTTTCTTTTGGAGTATTTGAGTATCTATATGCAGTTGCCATACCCCAACTACCAATCTTTTTATCTATTACGTGTTGGTATGCCCTTGTTAATGATGCTTCGGATAGTTTGTGAAATTTGTCCATTCTTTTATATTATACTAATAAATATAATAGTTTTTTCTTTTACCTACCAAAACCGATTTTAGGCTTATCTTCTACCGTTTTGAATTGTTCTGTATTAATGTTGTAAATATCTGCTAATGTCATTCCTTTATCTACCACATTATCCATACCTAAATGTTTAATAAGAATGTTTGTATCTTCTACATTTAGTTTATCAAACTTATGCTCTGCAATCAATCTACCTTTTCTTAATAAAGCAGAATCAATCTTCTCCTTATCCATATTGAATGTTGCAATGATACTGATATTTAGAATATCACCCAATATACCATCGGTTAAATTAAGAATGTTAGACACACCAGTAGATGCATACGAATTATTCCTATCACCTATAATCTTTTCAGCATCCTCAATCACCAAAATACAATCTTTGTTATCCATTAAGAATGGTACAAAATCAGGATTAACAATACTCTCTGCTAAAATTGGTGGTAAAAATAATACCTTTCTCTTCATATGATTTGCCAACCATTTGATGTATGTAGTTTTACCCGTACCTGGCAACCCATGTAACAATACCAATCTACCCCTTTGTTCTTTTTTAGATGTAAGTGCAGTTACAATTGAGTCATTTATCTTAACAAAATCCTTACCATAGTTTAATTCCAAATCAATCTTTGGTTTTGGTAATTTGAACTCCTCGGTTTCAAATCCATAAGATGTTGCTTTCAATAAATGTATCTTACCCTCTTTACTTTGTTTAGATAGTTTTGCTATATCATTTAATATAGTATCTTTTAATACATCGTTTGTACAAGTATATGCAAAAGATATTCTGTATTGGTTTTTCTTTGTAGATTTTATTTCATCACTATATTCTGGCTCATCAAAGTAATCACCATCTATCTCCGATGCGTTTATTAATATTAAATCACCAAAAATTCTTTTTTCATACGAACAATTTGTTTTTGATTGTTTTGGAGTTACAAAATATTCGGATTCTTGTATTTTAGTAAAACCAGCGGTTTCTATTAAATTTAATATTCGTTTATCAAACTTTATATCATTAGCAAACTTTGTAGTATTGTACAACTTACCAGTCTTTAGAGCAATATATTTACCCATAGAGAAGTCATCACCATGTCCTGCTGTGTATAGTTTTTCTAATTCCGTATTCATTACCAAAAGTTTTTAGCTATTTCTGTACTTGGTTCTATTGTAGTATGGTGTTCAATTCCTTTATTATACTCTCTTGCATTTTTAGGATACTCTCTGATTGGATGTTTTAATCGTTTCATCAAATCTTTTTTCTCCCTTTTATCCTGTGGTATTAATTGGATGTATCTATGTTTTGGTGGTTCTTCTCGTCTCCAAAATTCAATATAACCATCTTTACCAATCTCTCTTCGTAGGTGTTCTAAATTTCCACTACCCCATTTTGTAAATACACTCCTACTATGTATCCATTTATATGGGTCTTTTTGGATTGATATACCATAATTTGGCATTAGTGCAATATCTGTATTTAATCCTTGATAAATCCAATTGGTTGCTTGGTATATTCCACCTAAATGTTCTTGTCCATTATCAGCGTATGAGAGCAAAACTTTGATTGCCTTATCATTTTCTTTCAACCACTTAAAAGATTGCCCCAAAGCAAAGCTTTCGATGTTAGAACCATACCCATCATCACAATACAAACGAGTCAATTCTAAAATATTATCTTTTGTTAAACCTTCACATACGGATGTGGGTGCTTTTGCTCCAACTGGAAACCCATAGATTAAACAACCTATTAGTTTTTCATTATCACCCAAAGCGTTTTCAGTATCCGTTTTGTAAAATATACCCAATGAGTATCTACAAGCAGTCCAAGCGTGAGTATAGTGTTTCTTTACAATTATTTCTTTTGCAATAGATGTACTAATCTCTCTAACGGATACTTTGCTTGTATCACAATAATTTTTGTTAGCTTCTTTCAATTGGTTCTAATTTATATATTTCATCAATGTGTTCTTCACCAACCTTTGGGTATGGGAATATTTCATGCTTCAAAGATTTAACTAATTGCTTTTTAACTTTTTTATCTTTCGTTAAAAAATAAACATAACGATGTTTTTGTGGTTCTCTTTTAATCCAAAAAGGTGATGTAACCATTGTTTGAATTTTCTTTGGGTCATTTGTACCATAGTATGGAAATATAGTTCTACCATGCTGCCACTCATCTATCTCACTCCATTTAAAACTCCAACTATCACTCCATCTAATTTTATTACCCTGATAAATCCAATTGGTAGCTTGATAAATAGTTCCTTTATGCCCAACTTTTGGGTCTGAATATGAAATTAGTGCTTTAATCTTTGGTGTATTATCTCGTAACCATTGAAATGTTTGTCCAACAAACCAACTTTCTATATTAGAACCATACCCATCAAATACAAATAAACGAGTCAATTCTAATACGGTATCTCTATTTAACATATCCGAAATAGATGCTCCAGTATTTCTACCAATAGGGTCACCATAACAAGCTACACCTATTAGCTTTTCATTTACTCCACTAAAAAATTGATGCTCATCTGCTGATTGGTAAAACAAACCCAATGCATACGATACTTTTGTCCATATACCACTATAATGGTTATTAACAATAATATCTTTTGCAACGGATTTGTTTACAGGTCTAACTATGAGTTTGGATGTATCACAATACTCCTTACCTTCTACTTTCATAGTTACAAAGATAATAAAACTTTTTTATATAACCTAATTTTTTACTACAAACTTTCGTTAATAGCGTTTACATATGCTACCTTTGAAGATACCCCAGCGAATCGTTGAACTTCCTTACCATTTTTTTCAATAATAACAGTAGGAACTGAACGGATGTTATATTTAGTTGCTAATTCAAATGCCTCATCTACATCATATTCTTCAAATTGAACACCACTTACAGATTGCTTAACCTCTTCGAAAATTGGTTTTAAGGTTTTGCATGGTCCGCACCAACTTGCGGAGAATTTCTTTACACTAATCATATTATTTTCCTTCCTTATTTTGTTTTTCTTTAAACTCATCATATGCATCTAACAATGCATCTACTACTGGATGTCTGTGGTTTGTTAGTAAAGTTTGAGAATCCATATCTTTAATCTTTTTAGCTGCCGTTACTAAAAACTTAAATCCACTTTCTCCTTTATACTTTAAATCTACTTGTTGTGAATCACCACATACAACCATTTTACTACGCAAACCTAAACGAGATGTAATCATTTCCATCTGGTCATTAGTACAATTCTGTGCTTCATCTACGATAATGAATGCATCCAAAAATGTTCTACCTCTCATAAATGCCAATGGTACAATCTCCACTTGTCCGTTTTCTAAAATCTTATCAATCTTTTCTTTGTTATACAATTGATAAAAGTTAGAGTAAACAGGTTGCATCCAAGGTTCCATCTTTTCCCTCAAATCACCTGGTAAGAATCCAATCTCTTCTTTACTTACGGTTGGACGGGTGATGATAATTTTGGTTACGGATTTCTTAAACAACATATCTAATGCTACTTGGCAGGCAAGTAGTGTTTTACCACTACCTGCTTTACCACTTAATATTGTGATTGCGTTATTTAGGATTTTTTCCTTTGCTTCTTTTTGTTCTTCGTTTAGTTGAACCTGAAATTTAATTGGTCCTTTCGGTTTCTCAATAATTTCTTCTTTTATCTTTTCGGTCAATTCTTTATTTTTATTTGAAATATTCTCACCCATAACACTATTATTTAGTTTATCCTTCACAACTCACACAATCAGGGTCCATTGCTCTTGCCGCAATATCCCCTCTTAATACCGATTCTGTTCTCATATAGTATAGAGTTTTTACACCCTCTTTCCATGCTTCCATAGTTACCTGATTAATCCACTTTGGTTCTGCGGTTGCAGGGAATGCTAAATTAAGAGAAACTGCTTGGTCAATATATTGTTGTCTTACACCAGCTTGCTTTACTAAATCTAATTGGTTTATTTCTTTAAATGTTTTAAATACATCTTTAACGGAACTACATTTGTGCATATGGTCATCTGCTGTAACCTCATTACATTGTACCAACTTACCCTCAAAGAAACACCACTCATCTAAAAAGTCTAAATCTTGTACCGAACCACCATCTGCAAGGATTTTATCCCATACCTCTTTAGTGTTTTTGGTCATTTTCTTTAATACTTTTTCCAACTCTGGATTCTTTCTAATAAATGTACCCTTTGATGTTTGTTCTGTAAATACATTAGCTGCCCAAGGTTCGATACCACTACTAACATTACCACTCAATTTAGAGTTAGATACTGTTGGTGCTACCGCTCTCAAGTGAGTATTACGGAAACCTGTATCTCTACACCATAATGGTTCACCATACTCTGCTGCCATATCTCTACTTGCTCTTTCACTCTCAATTTTCATTTGAGAGAAAATCTTACGAGTTTCAAATTGTGCTGGCAAACCTTCAAATGGAATACCCTTTTGTTGTAGGTATGTGTGCCATCCTAATACACCTAATCCTAATGCTCTTCCTTTTGCCGCTGAACGTACTGAATTATCAAATCCAACCAATCCTTTAGCTCTTTGGATAAACTCCTCTAATACACCATCTAAAAACATTGTGGATGTATATACCAAATCAGTATCTTTCCACTCATCATATTTAGCCAAGTTTAAAGAAGATAAACAACATACAAATGAATGTGATTCGTCTGTGTGTAAAACGATTTCACTACAAATGTTAGTCATATAAACTTTCAAACCATTCTTTTTATATGCTTCTGGGTTTTGTTTGTTTACATTACCCTTATACATAATATATGGTTCACCAGTTGCTTTTCTTTTTTGCAATAACTTACCCCACTTACGTCTTGCCTCCGATTCTCCTTCTTGTAACTTACGCATAAACTTATCACCTACTACTGCACATTGGTGCATATTAAGTGATTGTCTATTCACATCGCCTTTTGGTTCTCTAATCTCCAACCAATCTTCAAAGTCTTTGTGTTCGATATTCATATTCACCGAAGCTGCGCCTCTACGAACTGAACCCTGATTTGTTGCTAATATAGTTGAATCATAAATCTTACAAAATGGAACTACACCATCCGATGTTCCGTTACCAGTAATCTTTGCACCTGCTGGTCTGATTTGGTTTATACCAATACCAACCCCACCACCATGCTTCGCTAATAACATTAACTCCAAATTCTTTGAACCAATCTCATAGATACTATCACCAACATCAATACCAAAGCAAGAGATTGGTAAACCTCTATCAGTACCAGTGTTAGATAATACAGGCGTTGCTAAACACAACCACCCTTTCCAAATGTAATCAAAAAACTTTGTAGCCAATTGTGGTTTACCCAATCGTTGTGCTACCTTTGTAGATACACGCCAATACGCATCCTTTGGTTTCTCACCTTCTTGTAAGTAACCTTTAGATATAGTCTTTACATATATCTCATTATTTCCCCAGCTTGGGAAATCTACATCGAGCTCCCAGCCAAATTCTTCTCCGTAATTTCTCATAATTTAATTAAAATATATCTCCCCAATCTTCACCTTCACCTGCTTTTGAATAATCCGTTGGTCTCATTGCAAAGAAATCAGTATGTGTTACTCCACCTGTAAGATGGTAGAACCAATCTAACTCACTTGCTTTTTTATCGTTGTATTCAAATCTGTCATCACCACCTACGATTGGATTGTAACCCAATTCACCTAACTTTTCATTGATACGTTTTGTAATGAAATGTTTTAAATCATCTTTTTTAAGATTTTCCAAATCACCTCTTTCAAATATCTTATCAATATACTTATGTTCCAAACCTTGCATAATGTGTGCCGCTTGGTAAATATCTTTTTTTGCTTCTTCTAACAATTCAGGAAACTCATCACACATATGTCTGAATAATTGGCAACCCATTTTAGAATGTAGTGATTCATCCCTTACACTCCATTTCATTTGTTGTCCAATTCCTTTTAATAGATTTCTCATTTGAAATGAGTAAAGAACTGCAAATGAAGAGTATAATGCTACACCTTCCGCAAATGCTGAAAATATTGCTAATGAACGTGCTACCTCTTTTCTAGCTAATGGGTTTGTTCTTATATCATTTGGTGTCCAATCTGCCGTAGTTTGTGTTAGCATCTCAAATCTTGCTCGCATTGCATCATCGTGTAAGAATCCTTCAAAGTCATCTAACCCCAATGTTTCATTTAAATAAGAATATGCTACCGCATGGATTGTTTCTTGTGAACCAAATAACATAGCCATTTGTCTGATTTCGTGTTTAGGAAACCATTTAGTAACCATACCAGTCCAATAATCGGAAACTGCACATTCTGTTTGAGCAAAACCCAATAGAATATTTCCAACTAAATTCTTTTCAGCAGGTGTAAGATTTTCATTCCAATCTTTAACATCACCTTGCATTGGTATTTCAGTATGTAACCAAAACGCTTGAGCTTGTAGTAACCAACCTTCCGTATAATAAACAGGGTATTCAAACGGCTTATATGCTACCCTTTCTGTAAATAATTTGCTCATAGTTTTTTATCCATTTTTAATTTTAGGTATAGATAAGTATTGTATATATCCCCTTTTCAACCCAACTTTTCATAGGATTTTTCTATGTAAGTTTGGTAGTATTTTGGGATACTATCCCATATCAGTTGGCATCGTTTCCAAATACTTTTTGTGTAATAATTTCTTTTCAATCTGAACTCCGTTATTACTTTCTTTGGTTGCCATAATACCATTTGATGATTGTGCATCATAGATTTCTATCTCACCTCTCATCGTATCCATCTTTGTTGGAAACGTTAATCCATCTGGTCCGAATCGGTTTTTCATCACGTGTACCCTAGCCGTATTAGCCAACTTATCTTTATCCTTACGAGATACACTCATAATAAAATCAGCCGTCATTACTTTAGCGTAACTATCTGCGATTGAATCTGCGTGGATAATCTCATCATCAATTGCACCTCTGTTAGTTTGTGATGCCGTCCAAATTGGAACACCAACCTCGCCACTCATACCACGTAATTCTTCATATACACCACCCAATTCTGCATACAAACCTTCACGTTTATTTACAGGTTTAAGTAAATCCGCATAATCAACGATAATTAGATGTGGAATGAATCCAGTTGCTTTTAACTTATCAATGTGAGCTTTCATCGTTTTAACACTAGCTCCTCTGTTTGGATAATTTTTAATCATCAAACGAGATGAGTAAGTTTTCAACTTACGCTGGATTTCTTCTTTGTTGTTTTTTAAGTCTGCTAATGGGATACCTGTAAAGATTGTATCATATCTACAACCTACATAGTTCTCACTCAACTCCAAACTATAATGTAACACATTGAACCCCATTGCTACCGCATCTGCACCCAACTTACACAACAACCAAGTCTTACCGATACCGGATGGTGCTACTACAACACCTAATTCGCCAGGCCCTAAACCACCATCCATCAATTCATTAATTGGCTTCCAACCAGTAGGTACTGAATTTCTTTTTACATCTTCTAAACGATATAGAATATCCAAAAAGTAATCATGTCCTAAATTGTTTTCTAAACCAGCTCTTAATGCATCTTGAATGATTGTACCAACCTCATCGTATTTACCACTTTGTAATAGGTCTACCGATTGAAAGATTGCAGATTTAAGTTTCTGTCTTTTACAAAATTGTAGGTATTCTTTCTTAACAAAATCAGCATCTGGTGAACCAAATAAATCATAGACTTGTTGTAATCTGTCTACAATCATTTTCTTTTGAGCTTCCGTTTCTATTGCACTCAATTTAACTTTGAATACATCTAAAGTAGGAGCTGCGTTGGTTGTTTGATTATAGGATACAATTTCTCCTACAATCCACCTGTCTGCTTCTAATTCAAAAAAATCTTTTTTGGTTATATCTGAAACTTGATTTAAGAAAGGTTGGGATTCCAATAATGATGCCACTACTTTTGCCTGGTACGATTGTCCAAACTTTTGTAGATTATCTATTGTTTCCATTATTTCTTATCCTTCTTCTTTCTTGCTAATCTTTTTTCTTCAACTGATAAATTAGGGTCTACCTCAACCTTTGCTCTGTCTTCTTTCTTTGGACGTAGGGCTTTCCACTCTGATTTGGGAACGAACACCCATCCGTAATTTGCTACCTTTTGGTCAGCTTCTAATTCAAATACTCTACGGATTTCTCCTTCTTTACTCTTAATGCACTTCATAGACTTTGTCTCCGTGTTTAAATTGTTATTTACTATATTTACTTATTGTTCCGAAAGTTTTAGCCACCCAGCTATTTATATCACCAAGTGCATCAATAACTTTCATACTCATTGCTTTCTTAATAAAAGATAGTTTATCCAATTTGGATACATTCTCTTGGTATTTAGAATTAATTTTCATTCTTGTATTAGATGATATTTCTGGGTTCTCCAATTGCATCAATCTGAAATTACGTTCAACGATTGGTTTCCCATCTAAAATATCTTTGTAAATCTTTGGTCCTTTACCAGCACCACGTTCCTCACACAATTCGTATAGTTTATCAAACTCTACTCTTTGGGATTCAACCACTTCTGGAAATCTCTTAATAATTGTTTTGAGACCACACCCACTAATACCATTGATATTATCAGAGGTGTCACCATCAAGACAGCGATATACCATAAAATTGTTGGGATGGATGCCAAACTCTTCAACAACCTTTTGCTCCGTATAAAGTTTCTTTTTGCTTGGTGAGTAAACTTCAACATTTGATTTAACTAATTGTAAAAAATCTTTATCCGATGACATTACAATTGCGCCATCATCTTCTGTAACTAATTGCGATGCGATATACCCAATCACATCATCTGCTTCGATATTATCGAATAACATAATGTCAACAGGAAGATATTCAAGCAATTCTATTAAGCCAATCATCTGGCGTTTCATAGAAGCACTCTCATCTTCCTTTGACATCATATCTTCATATTGACGATTTACTCTAAAACGGCTTTTACCTCTATCAGCTTTGTATCCACTAAATATCTTTTTACGGCTGTCCGAACCACCTTTACCATCAAATACAATGATACAACGAGTTGCTTTGTATTCTCTGATTGCATAACCTATACTCTTTAGGAATCCAGTTATACCACCGATGTGGTCACCATTATCATCCATTGTAGGATTTACCGTCCATGCTCTGATAAAAGTATTTAATCCATCTACCAATAGAACTTTTGAGTTTAATGATTGGTCTTTTACTTTCGTATGCTCATCACTAACCTCATCTAATAACCTTTTATATAACTCGTTCATATGTTTTTTTTATTCTTCACCTAATACAGCCGTATCTACTACTAAATTATCCGTATCCAATGAATCCTTTTTGTATTGTAGAATAGTGTATTCGCAAATTCGTTTATAGATTTGTTCTTTTACCGATGGGTTTGCCTCTAATATTTCCTGCAACTCTTTGGCTTGGAACTTAAATTCTTCACCAGTTTCAGTATCAACATATGTGTACCAAGCTCCACCTTGTTTAACAAAGTTATAATCCTTCATTGCTCCCAACCATGCTCCGTAGTTATCAATACCTCTATCAAAGAAAATATCAAAATCTGCTGAACGTAATGGTGGTCCTAATCTATTCTTAATAACGTTGGCTCTTACTTTAATACCAACTATTCTTTCATTCCCCTTCTCATCCTTTGCTTTGATTTTGCCAGTTGATGCTAATCTCAACCGAACCGAAGCGTGGAAAGCGATTGCTTTACCACCCGATGTAGTCCAAGGGTCTGAAAATGCCATTGCGTTCATCTTTTGGCGTAATTGGTTTGTGAATACTAATGTAATCTTTTGTCTACCAATCACATTTGTGATTTTACGCATTGCCTTTGAAATGATGATTGCTTTATCAGTTGCGTATCCATCTTTATCATAATCAGCTTCCAACTCTCTCTTTGTAGATGCTGCTGCTACTGAATCAACTACGATAGTTACTAACTTATCTTTATCACCTTTTCGTACTTGCTCAATGATTGTATCAATTGTTTCAAATATATCCTCTACGGTATCAGCCGTAATGTATAATAGTTTGGATACATCTACACCAATTGCATCAAAGAACTCTCTACTCACCGCAGTTTCGGTATCAATCAATACCGCAACACCACCTTGCTTTTGGGTTTCCGCTAACACGTGTGCTGATAATAATGATTTACCACTCTGCTCTAATCCCGTAATTTCCGTAATTCTACCAATTGGAAAACCTCCGAATGGTCTATTGGAAACTGCCACATCCAACATAGTTGCCCCAGAGGACACCCACCCCGTTATATTGGTGGGCGCATCCTCCGAGTCATCATCTAAAAAGAACGCAACCTTTTGGTCTTTGTATTTCTTATTTAGATTATCGGCAATTTGCTGTGCTAAATCCGCTTGAACTTTTGCCATTGTAACTCCTTTTTATTTGTTTAATTTATGTATTTCCACTTAAATCCTCCAGCCGTATTTCGTTTACCCAAACAACAAGATGATATATTTTTATATGATATTCCCAATGTGCTAAATACCTCTCTAGCACATATCCATTTCTTTACAAAAATGTCATCTAATGTATATTGATAAACTATTTTTTTATTTGGATGATTATTTAATAACCAATTACTATGGTCATCTCTGGTTTTGCCAAAGAGTGGATTATTTTTACCTAACTTGGAATTACTCTGCTTTTTTCTAGTTTCAGTTGAAACTATTTTTCCAAATGTACCATCTCCACCATTAGTTAGATTTACTAAAGTACCTTCATTTAGGTCACGTCTACCATAGTGTTTAATCCATTCGGTTTCTTTATTACACGCTTCTTCCCAAGTTAAACCATCTTCTATAATTTCAGCATCATATCCAAACTTATTTACGATATTTTTCCAATGAGAGTTTCTGTTATTAGTTGATGTAATTCTACGATTATTTTCACCTATACCAATATAGAATACCTCATTTGTATCTTTTCTAATATGTTTATATATGTATGCCATTATAGTTTAGCTATTAAATAAATCTTCAAATGCCGATGCTACATCAACCTTTGTAGAAGCAGGTTTTTCTTCTGCTACATCCCAAGGTAACTCTGTAATTGGCTCTGCCGATTTAGGTACTGCAACAGGTTGAGGTGTTACTTGCTCCTGAACCGATTGTGGTTTAGGTGCCAATGTTTCAGATGCTACCGATGGTGCAGGTGAATCTTCATCCTCATGTTGTGCAGTTGGGTTTAACCAATTTTCTAAAACACCTTTTAATTCAGCGTATGATAACTCACTATAAATGTCAGTAATTTCTGTCTGCTCATTTAATAATTTGTTTTCTAACTCTGGGTTTTCAGTTAATTTGGTTACGTTTGGTTTTACTCTGATACGAGTTTCTGGATATGTTTTACCAGCTTCTTCTACGATTTCAATTACCACATCACGACCTTCGTTCTCATCTGTAATATCACCATAATCAGGGTCTGCAATGATTGCAAGAATCTCTTGATATACAGTTTTACCAAATCCCCAAAACTTAACACCTTCGTTTTCTTGTCCTCTGATAACCACAGGTGCAAATGTACGCAATTTAGGCTCCATCTTTTTACCTGCTTTCCAATTTTCAGTATCACCTAAACGTTTTAATTTTTCGGCAAACTCTAAAATCGGGTCAGGACGTTGGAACGAAGCTGGTGATAAATAAGTTTTGTTGTTAATGTTGTAATGAAATAAAAGTTCGATGAAAGGATTTTCTTTGTTGAACTTATAAGGAACTATGCGTAATACATATTTTCCTGGTTTTGGTTTCCATAAAGCATCTGTCTTTTTGGATGTGTTTTGTAACGAATTTAGACGTTGCTTGATTGCATTAATGTTCATAATGTACGCTTTTTGTTTTTAAGTTTTATTTAATTAGATTTTAAGATTATCGCGATAAATCTTTCGGGTATAAATATCGGATTCTTAAAATGTTGAAACAAAGATACGAATATTTTTTCGTATCTCCAAATTTAATTGAGGATAATATCATTGGATTTTATTAACTCAATTAATTCTTCATGCGAATATGCTAGAGATTCTGCATAGTTTATATCATTATCATATTTTATAAACCAATTTCCCAACTTATTATCCAAATCATATTCTTCATTTTCACGTTCATACACCGATTTATCAATTACACCATTACCATATGCAACTGCAAACCAACTATGTTCTTCAAATTGAGTAAATAAAAAATCGCTATCAATAATGTTTACAGTTCTTTTTTTCCAACTATTTAAACGTCTTTTCATTTTTGGACTTAATGTAGTTCTTTTTTGATAATCTCTCCAAAAATCAGTATCATTTCTATCTGTAATATAATGGAATTGTAAAAAATCAATTATTGTTTCGCAAGTATCCCCTATTAGTTTGTTGTAATCATCAATCTCATCTGCATCTATATTGTGTATATTATCCGATGTTAGATTTCTCAATTGTGTTATTATTAACCAAATGGATGTTGCTTCGATTGGTTCGGTAAATGTTGAACTTAAACCAACTGCTATACAATTTTTAACCCAAGGTGTATCATATCTACCCGCATCAAATGGTATAACTTTGTTGATTTTTATTTCCTGCCCAACCATTTCTTCAACCTCTTTCTTTGCTTCCTCTACATTTATGTATTTGTCATCAAACACATATCCACAGCCCCATCTATTCTGTAAAGGTATTTGCCACATCCAACCATATTTCATTGCTACCGCTTTGGTATATGGTGGTAGAGTATCTGATTTTGGTAAAAAGAATGGTATAGCAGTATTTACTTTTAATTTATCCTGATGTGATTTCCATTCTACACCAAAGTGTTTTCCAATAAATAATCTTGCAAATCCAGTACAATCAAATACAAAATCTGATTTTATTTCAATATCATCGCATTTAATCGAACCAATACCACCATTCTCATTTGATATAATATCGGTTATTTTACCTTCAATTCTTTTTATACCACGTTCTTCGGCTTTCATTCTTAAAAATTTAGCCAATAAACTTGCATCAAAATGATAGCTATAATTTGAAACAAATTTAACATTTTCATTTTCGTTTATAAATGGTGATTTATTATTGTAAGCAAGTTTAGAAACTAAACTTACATCATCAATTGTTTCACCATTTGCAATAGCATTTATATATGCATATTGCTGTCCATTATCAGGCAAACCACTTACTAATGTATTTTTTGTTTTTGTAAAATTATAAGGACTTAAATTTGAATCCGAAACTCCGAAGCTATGCATATACTTTTTACCATCACCTCTCCAATTTTCAAAACTAATACCCATTTTTAAAGTTGCGTTTGCATATTTTATTAGTTCATTTTCACTAATACCTAATGCATATAATATCCAAGGTAGTTGTGGAGTTGAGCCTTCACCTGCTCCCAATATACCAATATCTTCACTTTCAATGAGTGTTATATTATCTTTTGGACAAATGTGCTTTGCATATAAAGCAGTCAACCATCCAGCAGTTCCACCACCAGCTACAACTATTTCCATTATTTACCCCATTTTTTGTTTTGTACAATTTGTGCAATGATTCCATATACCGAAAGGTCTTGGTAGGTATCTGTAAGCGATTCACCAACATTGTCTTGTGCACCAATAATAATCATCTGCTTTAAGCGATTGATTTTATCGTTGATACGAAACCATAATCCCGTAAGAGATAGTTTAACATCGGCATCACTTCTGCATTCAGTTCCTACTGAAATGTTACCTGGTCCGTAGTTTGATTGTTTGCGGCAGAATAGTTCGTATTGTTCTAACATAATGCGTTTGTATTCCGCAGTAGTTTCTGGATAATCTTTTTCCGCTTGAGCCACTATTTGTGGGTCTGTGTAATCGTTCTGTAACATATTTATTTTTGGTTTTAGTTAATTTGCAATCCTTCAATCTCAATCACATCAAATACTCTTGTTGTTATTTTTCTAACTCCTTCAGCATTTGTAAGTAATATACAATTTCTATACTCTTCCCAATCTACCTCATACTTGTCATCTAACATTCCACCCGTCTTTTCCATTACTAATTGGTTTAGGGCGTTTATTGTATATAAGGTATTGGTTTGTTTCTTTCTATGTACTAATATCGTTTTTAATTCACTTTCTGGGTGCTGTCCTTCAACAACAACATTATAAGTTACAAACAAATCGTTAGGGACATTTTTGTTTTGTAACACATAGATGTAATTATATGCTAATTTATAACTTTTTTTTATAAAATCCAAATTATTCTCAATATCTTTTTTAGTTGAGAACGTACATAGTAACTGCGTCTTTATCATATCTTCATTTTATACTCCCTATAAGTATAATAGAATTGATTATTTGGTTATGTGTCTAAACAATAATTTAAGACTTCCAGTATCTTCAGTTTTTAAATCTATTTGTAAATACGAATCTCCTTTACCACCCATATTAATTACCAATTTAACACCATCGAACTTAACACCAAATGGTGGTTTTGGTTCACAATAATAATTCGGTGCTTTTATTTGTACATCTCCTGTATTTTTGTTTATAATTTGAGTATAAACATCTTTACCACAACCATGTACATCTTTCCACATCTTAACAAGTTGTTGCTGTCCTTTTGGATTATTAGCCAACTCTTCCATTTTTTGAGAAAATTGTTGTAAATATGCTTGTTTTAATCCTTTCTTTTGAGAAGCCTTTTCAACATCACTCATAGTATTATCCCAACGATATTTTTCTTTTATTTTACTAAAAGATTCATCAATGGATTTACCAATTTCACCCAAATAAGTAGTACCAGCATTACTAACACCCGCATTTTTCATTGTAATATTTTTTGGGTCTGTATATGTTTTTGCTGATACTTTTATAATAGAATCTTTACCATTTACATCTTTGTAATTTAATATTAAATCAGTAGGGTCTACCTTTGGGTCTATACCCAATGCATTTAATGCATTTTTACCAATACCACCAACTTGTTGAGCTCCGGTTATTGTAGAATCTTTAGGTAATATTTGCTTTATAACATCAGCTGCTTTTTTATTTATCTTATCAAATTTAGCTTCATCACCACCTAATTGTTTAAATGTATTCTGTGTTGCTTTATATAAATCTAAATTCTCCTTTGTTGGGGATAGATATGCAACCACACCAGCCTCATTATGCTTGCCACTCATATCGGCTAAAGCTCTATCAGCTGCACCACCTCTCATTGGAACATCAATTCCCTCTTCTTTTATAATTTTATTCATTTCAACCGTAATAGCATTACCATCGCCAGAAAGATGTTTGTATGGTAACGTTGTATTGGCTGATAGGTATATTTTCTTACCACCAGCGTGGGCTTCTATTAGATTGTTACTAGCCAATTCTCTAACTGCTGCTACTTTTTCTTCACGCGAAGTAGCCATTGTAAATTTATTCCAATTATTCTTTAATATATCAACCCTAGTTTTAGTATCGGTATCTGCATTTTCTACAAACTTATCAATTTCAGCTATTTTTTGTTGAGTTGCTTTTACGGTTGATGGTTTATATTCAGATGAAGTTTCTGCTGATTTTTGTGTTGGTTTTACTTCTTTCTCTTTTGATTTTGGTTTTTCTTTTGTTTGTGCTTTTTCTACTTCTTTTGATGATGCGGCAATGTGAACTGAATTATCAAAATGTCCTTTTTGAATTTGATAAACATTTTTACTATCTTTCTTTTTTACCCATATTTTTCCAGCATCATCTGCTTCGCATAATGATTTGATTAAAATCTCCGAATATTTGGCTAATTCACTTTCACCCAATATTTCATTAAATATTGCAAATTGATATTCATCTTTAAGATTTACTATACCCACTCTACAAGAAAGTTCTTCTAAAACTTCTTGATAAATCTCATCTAAATTATCTAAAATCATAATTTTCACCTGTTACTATTGTTGCTGGAAACTCTTTTGAGTCTATTATTTTTTCATATATCTGTTCATATAAATATGTAATTTCGTAATTAGGAACATCAAAAACGAATGCATCATAGTTATACATTATCAGTTTACCCAAACCTTTGTAATTATATTTTAATTGTTTTAGGATTTGGATGTTTCTTTCCGTTTCAAATGCTTGAATTACATAGTTTAGTACCTTTGCTGGTGGTGGATTATCCTCACCAAACTTTTCTTTTGTAATTGGTATATGATTCAATGGTGTTAGAACAAATCCATTCCTATCTAAATCTGCTTTGTACTTTAATGCTAATAGGTGTACCTCATTAAAGAATGGTAATCCTTGCATTTCCACACTTACCCCACCATATATTGATTGGAATACTAATTTCTTTGCTTCTTCTCTTGCTCCATCCAAATCTGCTATACCTAACTTTGCTGAAACCCAATCGTAGAAATCTACACCATACTTTGGACGTTCCCAATTTGTGTGTATATCATACTTTTCTATGAGTTCCATAATTAGATGTGGGTGATATGCTGAATAATCTATACTCACCAACTTACCACCTTTGAATCTACTAACGAATGCTTTACGCATATCACTCTTTTTTGGTATAGCCGAGTAGTTTATACCCCCATGTCTATTTGACGGGCGTAGAGTGGATGTAAATAGGTTGTATTCGGTGAACACCAACCCATCCTTATTGATGTGTTTTGATGGGAATAAATCTCTCATCTTTTCATCTACAAATATACCAGATTTTTCTACCCATTGGAATACTTCGGTTGCATCTTTTACAAAGTTTACTATATTCTCATTACCATTAGGACCTAAATCATAACTCAATATATCTTTTACTATCCCAACTTGCTTTGATAATGGAATACTATCGTTTAGATTGTTTTGATATAGTTGTGGAGTACTTCGTTTGTAGAATGATTGTAGTTCTCTGAATGAATCTTCGTTAGTTTCACCACTTGCAATAAATCTGTATAAATCTATATCAACTGCCTGCTTTAAATCTATTAGATGAGTTACACTCTTACCATTGATTACTGCTTTACTACGTTGTGATTCTTCTAACAACTTTAATGCATCTTCTCTTAAACTCAACCCATCGGTGTGGTTTAGGTTGATTACATAATAATCGTTGATTTTTAAATTACGAACTACGATGAATGATATACGATTGTTTAGAGCATGCTTATCCGTATCCGAAAGTTGGATGTATATTCTACTTGGGTAGGAATTAAACCCCAATACGAAATCATTGAATGCTTGAGAATCCTCTATGTATATAACCATTTTACAAATATAAGAAAAAGATTTGGTTTATCCAAATTATCCTCTATAAAATTTTGTAAGGTTTTTTACATAAGTATCTATGTTACTCATAGTTTCTTGTCCGTAGCTTATTGAACGTTGATTTGCTTGCTCAACCTCAAAATTATTACCACCTGATATTTTCCATTTCATACTTAATGTTAAATAGAAACTATTGTTTTGAAAATTATCATACGTTTGCTTTGATACTTCTGTAATTATCCCAAAATTATCATTTCGTTTTCTTATAAAATATCTATAAATAAATCCAGCACTATAATCTAAATCAGTTGGGATTTGTTCATAAGCTACAATCAATGGTTGTGATTTTGTATTAATTAACGAATTGTATGTATCTATACTTGCCATAATATTATTAATTTTCGGGTCTAAATCCTAATTTTATAGTTGTTTCCCACGTATCCGATACCGTATGGTTTACTTCTTTTACTTGAAATAAACCTGCATTATCAAATGGTAAATTACCCGGTGTCAAATATAAAACCTGACCAGCAACTATCCCAGATATACCAAGTACAGTTATTTCCAATTCAATTGGTAATAGTGGATTTTTTTTATTATGGTCCTTGCTATCAAAATAGAAAGATTTAAGTACATCTGTATTTTTAAATACAGCCTTAAATACCTCTTGCGGTTTAAATGTATCTGGCGAGTTGCTTTGTTCGGTACTATCATATTTTATAAAAATACAACTTTCATCAATTACTGCTTTAGCTGCGATTTTAGCTGCAGCTCTGGCGGTGGCACTTAAAGTAGGGTCATCTTGTACATACCAACCAGCACCTTGACTTGGATTTGTTGGACGAAGTAAGGCCGGTCCATAAAGATAAGCCCAAACCTTACCAGCTGGAATTGTTGGTGGAACAGGAAGAGGGGGTACTACTCTTCCGTATGTATCCGTATCTCCTGGTTTATAACTACCTCCTCTAATCTTTACAAATATTGTACCGCCTCCGCCGCCTCCGCCGCCTCCGCCGCCTCCGCCGCTTCCGCCTCCTCCCTTATAATCGCTTGGACCAGGTGCATCTAATACAGTATCTTTAACATATTCAAAAAACAATTTTCCACCAACTTCTGTTGCTTTTCGATTACCCAACATTGCCATTGAGCCAATTTCTTTTGGTAAATCACAATTAAAAGATACATCTATTATAGTTGAATCCCTACTATCCGATTCAAATAAATTTAATTGTTGGATTGCAGCTACTTTATCTGGAACAAGTGCGTAATCAACTACTGTAAATACTTCTTTTCCATCTTTTTTAGATGATACTTGTGGTGCTAAATCCGTTAAACCACACGATGCTATATTTATTTCATTACAAAGTTTTTCAACTATATCTACAATACTACCATCTCCGTTATTTTTTATAATATCTTGAACAAATGAAACTTTAAAAAATATATTTTTTACATACCCCCATTTACCCGCTGGTATTGAATTTGCAGCGCCACCAAAAGTACCAGAGAAAGGGGATGTTTCTGGATACGAATGAGATTTGGGGTCTGTATCAAATATTTGAGGTTTTGTAATATCTAACGTTATTTCATTACTTGCTACAACTGGATTTGCTGCTGTTTTATTTAAAAATATAACATTTTCGGAATTAGAAATGATATTTGGATGTGCAACTGCTACCGCTTCATCTATATCAAATATGTAATTTGCATTAACACCGGTAGGATTTTGATTTATTGCATATTTTTCAATTAAATAAAATGCCATATATATTTCATCGGTAACATTTTCATATTCCGAATGACCCATTATTGCACTTCCCAATGAGGCCACAAAATTCCACATTTTTTCCAAAGTACTTTGTGATGTATTGTAATTTAATAAACCAGGTCTTATTTCCGATTCAAATGGACCACCAGCAGCAAAATTAGCCTCAACAAGATTTAATAAAGAAGAAACTCTATATGATGCAATATTTTGTGCATCACTACTTTTAACCTTCGTTGAAGTTTGTTTGTGCGAACCCATAAATGCAACCAATTCATTTGGTGAACCAACTGTAAATACAACATCTACTGATGCATCATTATTTAGGGTAAAATTAAAATTGATAAGAGGACCTACTATTATATCTGCGCTGTAAGACCAAGTTGCCAATTTTGTTCTCCAATTTTCAATGTTATTTACAACTTGTTGAGATGTGGCGGTGGTTGGATTGTCTATATTAAAATTATCACCGTTTAGTCTATTTTGATTCCATCCCCATGTAATTGTTTTTGCAGTACCAACTCTAAAAAAATCTTGATATTTGTTTAATTGGTCCATTGATGCAAATTTAACAGTAACAGAACCTTCTCTTACAACTCCCATTGTGCCAGTTGGTTTTACTTCTAAATTTGTAATTAAGGGAGGAAATCTTTCGGTGAGCTTTGGATTGTAAGCATATGTATCTAGTGTACCAATTGTATCAATATGACCCGGATTCCCCTTTTGACCATGCGCAGTAAAATATACAAATGGCATTGCTCCACTAAATTTTGCTCTAAAATCTGGAGTTGTATTTTGTATGGCATTTATTATTGTTTCACTAACAGGCGCCATAAATGGAAAATGATTCATAAACTATTAAAATAATTGTGTAACTACTGATGCTCTATTTGGTATTCTTAATTGTATTCCTGGTTCCAATTTTAAATCTATATCTGTCATATTATTATATACAGCTATTACCCACCATAAATTTGGGTCTCTATAAAATTGATTTGCCAATATATCTAACCTATCTTCTTCTTCCGTAATAATAACTACATCGGAATCGGATGGTTCTATATATGGTAATAGTTGTGAGTAATACACTAATCCTTTACCATTTTTGTTTTGTATATTTAATTTATCGTATCTTCCCATAATTATTTTAATTTATTAATTTGCTCCCCCCAATGCACTAGTTGATGTTCTATTATTTATTGCTCTTCTAACTATATCATCTACATTTTGTCCACTAATTGCATTAATTGATGCATCAAATGCGACGGGTCCAAATGATTCATTCAGTAATTCTCCTTGTCTTGTTTGTATTGCGTTTCTAACCGCATCGTTTACAAAAGAAGTTTGTTGAGAAACTAAACCCGCTTCTTGACCAAAATCACTAAAATTAATATTAGAGTTCAATAAATCAGCCGTATCACCTTTTATACGAGTATTCTTAATAGCACTTCGTAAATATTCTCTATTTTCAGTATCTATAAAATTTTGAGTTTCCGCATCTAATGCCATACCAGCTTCTAGTTTCATTAAATCAGCCTCTTCTGCTCTTTTTCGTTCTATTGTTTTTCGCTTCAGAGTTTCAAGTTTTTCTTCAAGTGATGGTTCTGATGGTGCTCCAGGCGATTTTGACTTATCTTCTATAAATAATGGATTATCTTCGGTTTTTAAATCATCATACAAATTATTGTTTGCATGTATTACTTTATATGTTATATCCAATTCACATACAAATGGTGCTTGTTTACCTTCTTGTATTTCCCAAGGTGAAATATCCGGAACCGATAGTGTACAACTTGTTAAAAAACCAGCCGAACAATTTATTATATCTCCAATTTTTAAAGTTATAATATTTCCTTTTATTCCTTTAGAACCATTTGCTTGCCCATCCGTAAGCTTCATTATTTGATTTGCCTTCTTCCATACAAGCGGTAAGTTTCTTTCGCTTGTAGCATAGATTTGTGCTTTAAATGAAATTTCCCGTTCAAAACTTTCGTAAAAATAAAACTTATATGGTGAACCAATACCCTTTGCTTCCCCCCAGCTTGGTGTTGGAGTATCGGTAAGGCCAGTTATATTTGACATAAGCGCAATACCATTCATTGAAATTGTTATTAAATCTTTCTTATCGTCTCCCTTTTCCTCTTTAAATGTATTTAATGATTTTAATCTATGGTCTCCCTTTATAGTTTTTGCTTTTCTATTAGAATATCCACCAAATAAATAATAATTTATCTTTTGTCCGCTTGGGTCTAATACTTTTTCACTAAATCTTTTTGGTTTTCCTTCACTTATAATATCAGGTATTTTGTAGATAAAATCTTCATCTGCCGTAGAACTTTTTACTAATAAAAAGGTATCCGAATCGGATTTGGTAATACCTTCCATTCTATCTGTAAACGAAGCACTACTACCCTCACCAACATTTAATGTTGTTCCAGAAGTTTTAGCTAATTGATAATTATTATATATACCCCTAAAAGATTGAGCACGATTTACAGTTATAACTGAATTTGGATTAAATCCTAATTGAGAATCTTGTGTCATTTCACCAGCTCTAGTGTTAAATCTATCTACTCGTACAAAGTTTGATTTTTCGCTAGGATTTCTTGTTAAATAATCATCATAGTTTTCCGCTAATCCAGTTGATGTTCGTATATTTCTAACTGCACCATCGGTTGTTAATGCTGTTTTTATAGGTGAGTCATCATACATATTTGGGAAATCTTGCAATTTTGCAAATTGGTCCTGTCCTATTACAATACCCGTTGGTTTATCTTCTTTATTTATTTTTGCTTTACTTTCTGCAAATATCGATGGGAATCTAGCCACACTAGCTAAATTTGAATTGGTAGAATCTGTTAATGTTTGGCTTAAAGATTTTGTTTTACCAGCATCTTGTTTACCTAACCCAATTTTAGCTGCTGCCCAACCTAAACCTTTAAATGATAAATTAGTTAATTCATTAACAACTGCTCCACCTATTTTTACTTTACCATTACTAATATCACCAACTGCTGCTTTAAATTGAGATGGTGTTTTAAATTGTGTTAATAATCCAGTTATAGGGTTTTTAGAATTATCTACTCTAGCGTTTAATATATCACTATATAATCCATTCTCGGTAGAATTACCACTAATAGTATCACTTGGTTGTTTAACGCTTACCAATCCAGTTATAGAATTTCTTACAAACGAACCAACTGCATTATTATTTCCAAATATTCCACCAGCTATCCTTGCTGCTCTATTTACTATTTTTTTTGTAGCTTTATTTAAATCTACCGCACCACGCAATAATATTCTAGGTGCATCAGCTCCGTATATATCAACTATATTATTTGTTAATAATGAATATTGTTTATCATATGGTATTTTTACACCACTAACTGATAATCCTTTTATGTTTACCTCTCTAGCTATTTCTTTTGAAGACAACATATCAGGTGTAACATTACGAGGATTAAATGTTTCATTTTGAAATTTAAATTCTCCCAATAAATCTTTTAAAGATTTTGCCATATTTAGTTAGATTTATTTTTTTGTTGTCTTAAATTACTCATATACACCTGTCTTCCATCCATTTGTACTATAATAGGTTGTGCTTTTATGTCTGCTCTTAAACCCTGTATTTCCAATAATAATGCATCATCTTTTGTTTCACCACCTTCACCGCCACCCATCATCATACCAACTGCACCTGCGGCTAAACCTATTCCAGCTAATACTGGAAGTGCTGCTAATCCACTTACCGCAACCAATGCAAGAGAAGCACCTAATGTAGTTAATGCCGCTGCTAAACCAAATATTGGTAAGAAACTAACCTGCGATAAAGCAGATAGTTGTTCTACAATAGATGGTAATGATGCACTAACCAATGAAAATCCTTCGCCAAATAGTTTTGCACCCACACCTGCCAAAGCTAGTGCAGCACCAAAACCTAATATTCCCACCGTTGCAACTCCTAAACCCGTAGCTAATGCTGGATTTGAAAATATAGTTCCCAATACAAACATAGCAGTACCTAAACCAACCAAAGCCGCTCCTGCTTTTAACAAGGATTCGGGCTCTACCGTATTAAATTCTTGCAATGCTTTTGCTACTACAAATAAAGCTGCTGCCATTATCAATAAAGCGGCCGCTCCTTTAATTAAATCGGTTGCATTTATTCCACCAACTGAATTTGTAGTTTTATCTAAATTAGAAGTATCCATATCTGGTACTATTGATTTATTACTAGCAAAACGCATATCTGGCTTTCCTGCTTTTGTTAAAGGACCTGATACACTACTTGAAGGAACTTGTGGTGTTGCTGCAGGTGGTAGTGATAGTTCCGGTGCTGCTTCGGTTAAACTTTTAATACTCTTTTGGTCTTTCGTATCCAATGCATCAGTTAAACCTTTCCCAGCATCACCAGATAAAAGGCCACCTATTCCTTTTGCTGAATCTTTTATAAAATCCAAACCTTCCTTTGCATCGGATACTTGTTTTTTAAAATCTTTCATTCCAATCAACATACCACCAATACCTTTAACTGCGGTCCCTGCTATACCAGCTCCCATTTCTTGTACTGCAGCCGTTATTGAGTTAAATTGTCCTTCCAATTTTCCAACTGGTGTTAGTGCTTTTTCTTGGTTTGCAACCATTTTTTGCAACTCATCCGCACCAACTCCAATTGCCTCTGCTACTGCACGTCTTTGGTAGACATCCATATCATTGTAGGCGTTAATACCACCAGCCGCCTCTAATGCTTCTTTCATTGCACCAGCCGCATCACCAGCGTATGCTAACTCTCTTGCTTTATTTAGATTTAAATTTCTACCTAATAAAACAGATGCTTGCATTTCACTTTGAACCGATGATTGATAATCTAACAAATTATCACTAATCTTTGAAGCGGTAGATAAATCAACACCTAGTCTTTTAGCCTGTATTGCTGCTTCACCTATGTTTGCACCACCATCTTTTGCGTATAATGCAAAGAACTCTGTGTTTTGAGCAATATCTTTCATTACACCAGCAGGAGCTACACCATTAGCTGATGCCAATTGCGATGTAGCTTCTAAAGTATTCATTGCAAATTCAGATGAACGACCTGATAGATTACCAAATTGGTTTACTAATGTAGCTGCTTCTTCACCACTAACACCCAATCTACCTGTCAATGCACCAACACCAAGACTTAATTCAAGTGTTACATCATTTGCATCACCTAATTTTTCAGCTAAAGATGTTACTGCTGTTCCCGCTTCATCTCCTAATAATTTAGATACAGCAAATGATTGTGCTTTTAGTTGGAACATTTGTGTAACAGTCCCACCTACTCCTTTTGATAAATCATTAAAATCATCTACCAATCCACCAACAAAAGATAATGCAACTCCTGCTGCGTTTTTAAATGATGAAAAGAATATTTGAGTAGTCATTGCTACTTTTTGAAAAGTTTTTTCTATTGATTCCAAATCGCTACCCAATTCTTCATAAATTTCTTTGGCTTCTTTTGATACGTTTGAAAATTTAGAAGCCCCTACACCAAGATTTAGAATTTCAGCGTATTGTTCTTTTAACGCTTGTAGTATTTGTTTATCAATATCGGACAAGTTTTCACCTTGTGCTTCCATTGCTTCAATACTATTAGATAATTTTGCATATAAACTTTCTAATTCTTGTGATTTTGATGCAATTTCAATTGTATCTTCTTTATTTAATTGTGCTAATTCGGCTGTAATAGAAGACATTTCCGATAACAATCTGTTAGAATCTTCAAATACTGCTTTGTTTGTAGATGATGCTTGAGCTATACTTTTTGAAAATTCTATTCCAAATTTAGTAGCGTTTTTCATTTGGTCTTTAAAACCACCCATCATATTTGACATAGATGAGATAGAACTTTCGGTATCTTTGTATAAATCTATACCTTCTTTTATTTTTACATTATTTCCATCTAGAAATTTATCAATTTTTACAAGATTTTTTTGGGTTTTTTCTAATTGTTTATTTTGTTCTACATTATACTCACCCGTTTTTTCATAATCTTCTGCTATTTTTTTTTCCAACGCAGCAATTTCTATTAATAGATTATATCTATTTAAAGTTGCTTTTTCTGCCGCTGCATCGGTATTTTTGGTTTTAGCCATTTATATTACTTATTTGATTTTTTAAGTAAATTACTATGTTTTTCAATAGCACGCATTAAATCAATTGTTTCGGGATGAACACCTTCTCTTTCGGCTGCATCTATGTATCTATCAGATACGCCTCTTTTTAAAGAATTAAAAAAATTATCAATAATTTTATCTAATAATCCCTCTTTTAATTGTTTCTTATTATCCATAGTGTTAGATTTATTCTTATATAAATATCCATAAACAGAAAAAGTTAGGATTTATCTCCTAACTTTACTGTTTGCGTTTTTAATTTGCTCTTGCTCTGCTTTTTTAATCTTCAACAAATTATTTACATACATTCTCCTAATGTGTAATGGTAGATTGTAAACATCGGAAAATGTAAATCCTCCCCCACCACCCATTACCAAAAAGAATATCTCTTCGTGGAGTTGTAAGCTATAATTAGTTGGAAGGGTAAAAAAAGCTAATCCCAAACGGGATGTCTAGCGCCTCCGTTTCGCCTGTGATTTCTGATGTGAAATCGTATTTAAGGTTCAAATCTGGTGAGATTGTTTTTACATATTCCCTAAATGCTCTTGTATCTTTTGCTAACATATTTTTAGCAAATTTAGCTACATTACCCCTATCAGTATCCCCATCTACCGATGTAATCATATATTTTAAACGAGTAGAAACATCTGATGCAGTATCTTTATTTTTAGATAGTCTTTCCATTGCCTGGGTTTCTGCATTTATATCTTTTTCATCTTTATGTGTCAACAACTTAAATGTTATTTTTTTCTTACTTAAAGGTAATTCTAAATCATAACGATTGTTTTCGTTTAATATTGAAAAATCAATATCTTTTGTTTGAATTTCAGATAAATCAATTACTACTTTTTGTTTTTCACCACTAAATGGGTCTGTAACTTCTACTTCATAATCAGGACCATATCCTAATACTCTTGTTGCAAGGAATACCGCATTTTTATCGCCAATAACCAAATCATCCGCATTCACATCTGGCTGAACTACTACCGATTCCAATAATTTATCCAATACAATACCTTTACGAATAAGATTTTGTGAAGAAAGTATATCTTCTTCTTTTGCCGTCATATATTTAATTTCCAACGTTCCGTTACTTAACGGATTTGATTCTGCGTAGCATTTACCTTCCGATGGTAATGAGATAATTTGAGTTGGAAAATCAAATGTTCTTGTAATTGTTGGTTGTGGTGTTTGTTCCGTTTGAGGTTGTGGTACTTGAATTGCCTTTTTACCTCTTGAAATGTTTAAATTCTCTTCCATATAACTTATAATAAATTGTTTTTAATTCCTATTTGTCTAATACACTCTGGTCTTGTACATAGTTCGTTTGGTAAATTACCACATGAACATTTATTCTCATCTATATGCGATGAAAACTTTTGTACACTATCTAAAAGTAATTGTTTATTTGAACTTGATTGTTGTTCTTTTAATAAATCTCTAATTTCTGTTAATAGAGTTTTTATTATTGCAAATTGTTCTAATTCCATAACATTATTTTTTGTATATATAAATATACTAAAACAAAAAAAGTGTGTAAAAAATTACACACTTTTCTTAAATTTATAATTATATTGTTATTAGTATTCTAATACACAATAATCTACTGATAAAGTGATTGAGATGTTTACAGGGTCATTTGAACTCCAGTCCATTTCACCAAATTCAGCCGATGCAATAAATGCTCCAACTAACTTCCAGTTTTCAATTTTATCACCAACAGGTCCTAATGCGTAGATGTCAATGTTTTTCTTATAGAAATCTGCATAACCATCACGACCAGTAATAGATTCGTGCGAAGTTCTAATCCACTCCATTACTGCCTGTGCTCCAGATGGAACAATTGGGTCATATAATGTGATAGTTAAATCATCCCAGTTAGATTTTCCTTTTATCTTACGTTTTACGTTGATATGGTCCAATGTGATAGTTTCACTTGTATATTTTGGTCTATTAGCTGCCTTTATCATAAATGATGGGATACCATCCACTTCCATTACGAAACGTTGAGCTAATTTAGGTTCAAAATTAGTATAGAACATTTTATCAAACCCTAATACTTCTGCCATTTTTTATTTCTCCTTATATCTTTTATATAAATATATCTTTTTTAAATTTATTATGCTCCAAAAGTTGCACCAGTTGGTAAAATATTGAAGTCAATTTGGATAAATTCAGCAGTTTTAGTAGGTTGTAAGAAAATTGCTCCTTGTAAGATGTTTCTATCAATCACATCTGGTGTGTTGTTTGAATCATCCATTACCACTCTAAATGCGTATAAACCTTGTCTTTGTTGGATACCCTCTAAATATGGATTTACAGTATTTAAGAATTTGTTTCTAGTCTCTGCCGTATTTTGTTCAAATACTAAATATCTAGATGTAGATGCGATATACTTTTTAACAGTAATCAACAATCTTCTTACGTTGATTCTATCTAATGCAGATGGTCTAGATTGTAAAGTCTTTTGTCCAAATGCTACGATACCTTGTCCTGGGAATTGTGCGATTGGATTAACTTTTCCTTCATATAACGTATCTCTATCAGAATGAGTTAAACGATTTACTACACCAATTGCTCCAGTGATACCACCTCTATTTAAACCTGCTGGTGCGAACCACTCTGCTGCCGAATTATCGTTTGCTGCAAATACTGCTGGCATCAATACCGATGGTGGAACTGCTACCATTTTGTTAGTATTCAAATCAATTGTCTTAATCCAAGGGTAGTAAGTTGCTGCGTAGTTAGTATCTAATCCTTCAGCCACTTCAACTGCTCCAGAGATTGTACCATCTTGTGCTACTGAATCCATAATATAGAAACAATCAGTACGAGCTTCACACAAATCAATACCTGCTTGTGCTACCGATGTATGTAATGTTTGAATAACACCTGGCATAACTACCAAGTTAATATCATATTCATCTTGGTTAGATATTGCATCCAATGCTTTTTGGTATGCTACCGAACCGCTTGTAGATGATTCTGATAAATCGAATCCTTGTGTGTTTGTATTTGTAATATTGATTCCCTTTGCGATTGATTTAGCCGGGCTCATACCATCAAAACCACCTTGTAATGCTACTGCAAATGCTCTTTTAGCTACATCTGCCGCTGCCGAACCCGTCAATGGATATTCGTTATTGTCATCCAATGCAAATGCCGATGATGTTGTTGCGTTAGCAGGAATTGGTTTTAAGAATTGAGTGTTATCTATTGAGTATGTACCTTCAAAATCAAAACCACCAGGATTTGTTGATGATGCAACAGATTTGTAAGTTACATCTACCAATGAACCAGTATAAATACCAGCTGCAATTGGGTGATAATATCCAGCATTACCATATGGTGCAGCCGTTACAGGTATTGCATCAGGATTAGAAGGTGCAATATAGATATAACGAGATTTGTTAGAATAATCACCATATTCTGTGATTTTTCCACTTGCATCTGTTTGTATGTATCTATCACCAATTGCTCTTGCGATGTAGTTTGGTGATGTAGGGTCTAAATTTAAGTTAGAATAAGTTTCTAATACATATTTTCTCTTATCAGTATCATTATATTTTCTAACTTGCAATGTAAATGTTGCGTAATCTGAACCAGCAACTGAACCAGCAGCTTTAACATCTGAAATTACAACTTTAAATCTTGTGTTTTCAGCGTTACCATCAGAAATTGTTTTTACTTGGAACAAATCATATCTATCACCAGCAATTAGTTGTGATTGAATCATTGGAGTTGAAGCCCCAATTGCATCATCACTAAAGTTTTGTAATGGTAAAATTACAGTAGAAGCTGTATAGTGTGTAGTTCCTAAAATATTTTCAAAATAAGTGTATGCGTAAGCATTTTTAGTTCCTAATGGAGATGTTCCAAAAGTTTTTGTAACTGCGTATGTATCAGCAGGTGATAAAGATGCGGTTAAGTTTGAACCAATATGCGAACCACTAAATGTTAATACATCTGGATTTGTAAGTGATGATGATACAGTTCCAGCAAATGATGCCGATGTGTTTGCATTTTCAGTATTGTTTAGTGTATAAACTAATTTTTGAAAATTACTACCAGATGCAATAATACCAATTGGTCCTAATTCTTTATATCCACCCAATCCAGCAACTCTTACGATTGTTGCTACACCAGTTTCTCTTAAATAATTTTGTACTGAATTTTCAGTATAATAAGTGCTATCAACAACACCAAAAATATCTTCAAATTCAGATTGAGTGTTTACAATTGTAGGTTTGAATGCTGGTCCTTGTTTTAAAGGTCCGATGAAAACTCCACCGATTGCACCAACACCCTGTGCTATAAAAGATAAATCATTCTCTCTAGTGAAAACACCAGGTGATACGATTTTTTCAGCCATTTTTAATTTCTCCTTTTAATAATAATTTTTTATCTTAATATAAATATATAAGATTGTGATGAAAAGATATATTTGTTTATTGTTTTGGTGTAAATTCCCCAGTATCAATATCTAAATTTCCTTCACCATATTCGGTTTGGATTTTAGATAATAATTCTTTCTCTTCTAAACCAAATTGTTGATATTGTTCTTGTAAGAATTTTTCATCTCTTTCAATTGTAGCTTTCTGAATTGCTAA